ACATTAGTATATTCAATAATTTCATCTCCGATTAAAAGATATCCTGCCTTTGTAGTTCCAACTCCAACATTTTCAAAAGTGGAGAAAGTTGTTCCAGAATTAACTACAATTGCACCAGTCGATGCAGAACTATATTCAGTAGTTAACTTAGTTGGTCTAATATCGGGAAGAACTCCAGAAATATTAACAGAATTATCTGCAAAATACATTCCGTGATTTTGATGATTGACTGTAAAGTGAGTTCCATCAGTATCAATATTAATTGCTGAAATTTGAACATCACCACCAGTTCCAAGACCAACACCACCAGAAGAATTAAGTTCTGTAGTAATACCAGAACTATTAACAAACATCAGTGTTTTTGCTGCTCCAACAACAAACTCACCTTGAACGTTATTGAATACAAGTTCATTAGTAATTCCAATTCCAGCAATGGTTAATCTTGCATTAGTGCCAACTGTTGCAATTCCAATAGTAGTAATGCCAAGAACATCACCAGTTTGGTAACCTGAACCACCATTATTAGAAATGGTTGCACCACCAGCAACAATACTTCCATTTACAATAGTGATATCAGCAGTTGCACCTCTACCATTGCCAGTAAGAGTGATAAGATTGACTCCACTAAAAGTCTGGCTTCCATCTGCAGGAGTGTATCCTAAACCAGCATTACTAATGCTAAGATTGCCTACAGCAGATGCTGCTACTCCAACCAAATCTCCAGTTGCATTTGTTCCTTGTTGTGAGAAAGTGTTTCCAATTTCATAGGAGTCTGCTACCGTAGTTCCCAGACCAACTCTAATTTGTCTAGAGTTCATTATAATTGAATCTGGAAGAAGTTTTGGAATTTGATTATTTCCTCTTGTAAGTTCTGGGTTGTAGAATTCTACAGATCCATTTTCAAGGAAGTCTGCTCTGTAAAGAGTAAACTTCAAATCTTCCCACTGACTTGGTTCCCAAGTAGAAGCATTCTGAGATTTAAAGAGAGATCCAAGATATGGTTGGTTTGAAATAAATGTATCAGTCAAAAGATCAGTCTCACCAATTCTTGAGATATAAACACTATACTTGGTTGAATTGGATGCTAAACAAATTGCATACTCAGTTCCACCTTCACAATAGACAGGTGCTTTGAACTGGATATTTGTTGCAACAGATCCATCTGCAGAAGTTTGAACATCATCTGGATCAAGAACAATCTCAGAGAATGGAAGAACTTTAGGTGAAGGAACTCCATTTACCATTGTTCTCAATTGGAATACGACAGGAATGTCCATGTCATCTTTCGTTCTAAAGAACACGTCACAACTAGTAAGGAAACACCCTGTATTATCCTCAACTAAGAATGATTGTGCAAGTGGATCATACCAAGTAATAATAGTTTGAGTTCTTGTTTGTGAAGCAACTACTGTACTCTCAACAACCTCTGTTCCAAGATCTCTGTTAACATTTCTACTTTGGAATTCATTCTTAAGTTCAACTCTTGCATTTCTGACAGAGATAATATTTTCTTGAACTGTTTCCAATGTTCCTGAAGAAGCAAATCCTTCCTCTGCAATAGTAACTGCCGCATCCTGGTTATTATCAATATCATCAGTTAAAGTAAAGGTTTTAGTTCCAGTCTCAAATCTTGGGAAACTTATATTATTTGGATCAGGAATATAGTAACTACCAATTAGGGTAGCAGAAATATCAGAGATAAGTCGAACGTTTGATACTTTTGCGATTGCACCACTTGTTTGTCCACGAAGAGTCATTCCTTCTTGAGCCCAACCATAATATTCTCCCTGAGCTTCATTAGAAAGAGAGAATGTATCAACATTTAATATAGTTGATGTTGAAGAGTATGCCGCAGATAAATCTTGAACATTGTATGGATTCTTACGGAAAGTTTTTGTTGCTGAATCATAAGGACCTTCTTTATGATTAGACTGAGCAACTCTAAATCTGATAAAAGGTGCTGAACGATTAGGACCAACATCACCAACAACTGGCATAATTCCAATTACAGTTTCTCCAACTCCAAATACACCAGATTCCATTGTGATTTCCATCAACTTAGGAACACAATACTTGGAAATGTTAACACCATCAAAGAATGCATAAAGTCTTGTAAGTGGTTTGACTTTCTTAGAAACAAACTCTACGTTTCTAGATCTCATGAATGGAATAAGATCCCTACTTATAACTCTGTCACCAACAGATTCACGATCAAATTGTTCAGCAACAATTGTTCTTACACCACTTCTAGAAGTAGTTCCAAACTCTCTCGTTGTTCTAAGTTGTTCTTCAATAACTTGATCAGTAACTTGTCGTATTGAACCCCTTTGTCTGGCTCTGCCACCAGGTCCTTGTCGATGAATCACATTGGGACCATTTTGAATTACTCTTGTTCTAGTTGATTCAACTACATCAACACCAGTCCAACTAGTCTCCCAGGAGTCCCATATCATAGGACCAAATCCAGTTTGTGGGTCGATAGTGCCACTTTCTACCATATTATTGAAGGTTTCTGCATAGTTGCCTTCCGTTTCAATAATTTTTGCTTCAAGTCTTGCAGTATCTACCCAGTTATCAGATGCAGGTGTAAGTTCGAGAGTTCCATTCCAGAAACTAATCAGGAAAGGAGTAACACTTTCAGTTCTAGTAGCAAAGTTTTGCTTAATATATTCAATTTCGGCGTAATCAAGTGTTAAAACATCATTTTGTTTTCTAACATTATTACCCTCAACTATGCTAAAATTCAAATCTGCAGTTGGATCTGTATCAACGACTGGACCAAAGATCATATCAACAGAATTAGTATAATGTCTTGGTCTTAGTTCATTATACTTTCTATCAATAGCATTATTGATTTTAAAATTTTCATCTTGTGCTAAGAAATCATTGAAATTATCAACGAAGAATCCAGACTTAAATCTATTCAGTCCTTCACCATCAGCAATGAAAAGATTAGCAGTTTCCTTTTCTAAGAGGGAAAGAGTTGTATAATATTCAAGACTCTTGATTCTATTTTCAAGTTCTTTAATATCCTGCATTCTAAATCTTTTATGTTGCATAAAAGATAATTTTGCATCTTCAGGTCTATACAAATATGCAGGTAGTTCTATCCTACAGACTTCAATTGCATCATCAATAGGATTTGGTCTTTGTGGATTATCTGATGGTGTTCCATATGCAACTTGGAATTTTCCATCTTTTGATAAGAACACTCTATCAATTCTTCCTTGATAGTATGAAACATCTGTTAAAATTGCTTCATCAGAAGCAAGAGTATTTGTTGCAGATTGACCTGACCCATCAAATGATCTACCCAAGAACTCTAAAGGTGATCTTGAATTTTCTGATTGAATATGATTAGAAACTCTTGGTCTAATATCAATAATATCAGAATTTCTAAAGAAACCTACCGTTTTAATCTCATTATTATAATTAAACTGTTTATATGAATTGACAGTTGTTATGTCTCCATCATCTGTGCTAGAATACTCTGCACTTGTAAAATAAACTCTTATTTGTTTTGATGGTGCTGTAGAATCACTTTTTCTTTTAATTCTACCAAAATCATAGAATGTATTTTCCTGACCTGTTTTAAAGGTATAATTAGATGAAATATTAAAACTTGGAGTGGATAGAGTAGATATCAATGCACTTGAATTTGATTCTTCAAATTCTACAGTTTCTCCTTCAACAAATGCAATTTCGTTTTTATAAAGAAATGAAATTGAAGAATCATTTAATTTCTCTGCAACTATAGCAACAGATCCACTTGTTTGCCCAACTAATCTTTCACCAATCAAGAGTTCTGCTGTTGTAGTTGATTGAGTGTTTAATGATTGAAGAACAACTTGAGGACAAGATGGTGCTAAAGTATCTGTGGATTCAAAAATTCCATGAATATCAATAACATCTGCAGTATTTAAAGAAATAATCTCATCTTCAACTCTTACACCAAAAGGATAATTTCCAAAAGTTAATCCATTGTTTAAAGTTGTTGTTCCAATACCAGAACCGTCAAGTTTAGATTTATTTACAATAATAGAATTGACTCTATTTTTAATTTTTTCCTTTGCTTTTGGTTTTACTTTTCTAAGTGTTGCAATCAAAGTTGCTTCAGTATCCTCATTTCCAAGACCACGAATTTGTAATGTAGATCCATTTGCTGATATATCAAATTTATCACCACTTAATGCTTCTGTAGATCCATTATCTGATCTAATCAGTAAATATCTTTCTTCGTCGAAAGGTAGGAAAGTTTCATTGTCAGATGCTTCAACCTGTGTTGATAGTTCACTACTTGCAATATTTACAGTGAAAGTCTTTCTAATAACTAAAGAAGCTTCTGAAAGATCTACATTTGAAATATTAACTTTTGGTAAAGGAGTAAACAAAGAATTATCAGAAGATCTTGCCAATTGAGTTGTGAGAACTTTTAAATCAGTAATACTTAATGTTGACGTTGGCAAAAATCCACTAGAAATTCCTGCAATGGCAGTAACACCTTCCACATTAATATGAGTGGATCCTACACTAGTAACTCTAGCAACAATTGGATCTCCATCCAATCCAGGGGTTGTATCACTATACTGAATTAGATCATTTTCTTTTACAATAGTTCCTGGGAAAGATGCATTTATACTTCTAATAGTGCTAATTCCACCAGAAAGTGGACTTACTGTAGCAATACCAACAATAAATTTATTGGATTGAACTACATCTGCACTAAAAGTGTTGATTCCTGTTGTTCCATCATTTGTTCCATATACAGATTTAACGTCAGAAATACCATGTTCAGTAACAGCTATGGCAATTCTACCGTTAGCAACTCCATTAAATGTCAATTTTTCATTTGGTATAAAACTTCCACTTGTTTCATAAACAGTAATTGCTGTTCCCGCAGAAACTGAATGTCTTAAAAAACCTGTAGCTCCACTATTATTACCTTTGACAAATGTTGGAATTGATAATGTATGTGCTTGGTTTAGTGCAATATCTGTAGTTGTTTGTACGTCATACAGAGCAAGGTTCCACTCATTCTCGTTTGAATTAGAAGTACTGTAAGATCCAGATTCTAATTTGAAGTCATATATTCTTGCAACTCCAACTTCATTTCCAGGAAGAGTTTCCGAACTACCTCCAACTCTCTGATCTCGTAAACTTATAAAATAAGTATTTCCAACTCCTACAGTAGGTGCTCTATGAACTCTATTGAGTTTTAATGTCGGGCCAGTATTATAAATTATATTTTGATCTTCAATCGTTCTAGTTGTTCTTGGTTTATTTACATCAAGATAAGTGACATTAAGAGTCTCAAGTTCATATCCTTTTACATATGCCTTTCCTGGAGAAATTTTATATAATGCATTATTATCTGTGGGATTTGCTCCACCTGGAGTAAATTGACCTACATTAAATATCCCACCATTACCAACATTATCGTTTAGTGAATTTACCAGACTGACATCAAATGGTTTTACATAATAATTTCCAGATTCGTCAAATGTTCTTCTAGCAAGAGTGTCTGTTAAATCATTAAATCCAACACTTCCTCCAAAAATTCCACCATTTCTTGTTTGAGTTTGAAGAACACCATTAATTACAGTGCCCAATAAAATAAAATTATCATCGTTAAAATCATCAAGTGCTTTTTTAAATAAACTTACACTAATTCTAAGTCTATCTGCACCTGGAGCAGAATAATTACTAAACCCTTGAGAATTATCATTAAGAGTTTCGTCAAGATCGGAATTAATAATTTCTTCGTTAACAAATAATCCGACCCTGTAACTGGGATTATTTGAATATTGATCTAAGATTAAGGTTTCACGATTTACACTAACAAAATTTCCTCTAATAAAATAAACACCACTTTCAATTTGAAATGAAGATCCTATTGCAGATGCATTAGTTTCTACTGTTGCTGCTAAAGGAGAATTTGCGGCAATAGTAGTATTGCCAAGAAGACCTGATGTAACTATTTCATTGCATGAAATTTGTTCACCATCAAAAAATTGTTGTGTTGAATTATTTGATGTGCTAGATGATAAGTAGTTTATGTAAAGAGTAAGATTACCATTCTCAGAGTCTTCTGGTTGTAGAATTGAATCAACAAAAGCAGTTACTCCAGATCTTTGTCCAGTTATTTTTGTTCCAATTAACTGATCTGCATATGCAGATACAGGAACCCCTTGAAATACATTATCTAATTGAACGCAATAATATATTTGATTATAACCAGTATTACCTGGAATTACTTTTGCACCTTCTTTAAAAAAGTGCTGACCAAATTTTTCAATTTGATCCTGTAGCATAGATTGAAGAGAAGTTAATTCTCTTGCCTGAATAGGATATCCTGGTTTAAATAATACCTTATGATAATTATTACTAGAGTCAAAATCATCAAAGTAGGGAGCTACGTTGAGGTTCGTTTGTTGTGGCATAATTCTTTAGAACTGCAAAATAACTTTTATGTCTTCCTTTTGATTTGACGATCTTGTTATAGATGGTCTATTATCAACGTAAATTATATTTCCAGAATGTTTCTTAACTTCTGGATTGGCAATACCACTTGTAAAGGTTTGGCCAAGATAGTATGTACGATTATTTATTACCGTAGATATACCTGTAAAAGAATCGTCAATTGTAAGATTAACACCAGTTGTTGGAGTTATGGTCAGTGATCCACCAGTTGCAGGAGAAGATGTGAACTCTGTAAGGTCAAATCCATAAGTTGGTTGAGTTTGAGCAGTTCCAACAGTATTAAATCCTGCAAGAGAACGATCTTGCCAATACTTAAGAACACCAGTATTTTGATCATAACTTACAACTCTACCAACAGCTGTTGTGCCTGTCGATATTGTTTGGGTAAAATAAGTATCTGAGGTAAATGTGGCAGTGCTATATCCAGTTCCTGCTAATCTAAGTGCTCCAAGAGCACTTACTTTATCTGCTGAAAGTAAACTTGTTGATCCAAATTGTTGTGGATTTTCTACAACACCAACTCTAGCAATCTGATTTCCAGTTATAAAATCTGGATTATTGTTATCATTTTCAATTCTAGAATAAAGAAGAACATTATATGCTCCAAGTTCTCTATAGATATCTGCACCATGTCCACCCTGAGGTGACATAATTACATTAAATTCAGGTCTAGTAGTTCCTGTGGGAACTCCGCCTGCTACAATATCAACATTACCATAAGTATAATCAGATCCTTGATTTGAAATGGTAATGGAACCTACTTGTTGATTTCCATCAATGGTTATAGTGCATTCGGCACCAGATCCATCTCCTTTAATTGGAACAGAAGTGTAAATTGAATTTGCTGTTCCAAGTCCAATACCTTTATTGGTAACTGTAATAATTTTAATAGATCCATCAATAGCATTATCTCTTACAGAGGCATTATCTGTTGATGTCTGCCAATCACTTGGGACTGGCATAAAATCTGTAGATTCAAATTTGGCAACATCACTTGGTTTTATAGTATAAAGATATTTCCAAATATATCCGTCACCACTAGTTCCAGCTGATCTTGGTTCTAGATCCGTAAATGTTGGTTCATCTAAAGATGGTCTACCCGAAACATTATCAGGATCAATTCCATTATGTAAACAAATATAAACTCTAAAATCACTATTCAAGACAAAATAATTTGACAAATACAAAGAAGTCGATCCAGAAACTACTGCAGTATTTGATCTACTATAATCATGACGATACATATCATAAGTTGTTCCCGAAGACCAGTTTATTTTTGGTACAACTTGTTTTGCGTCAGCAGTATTAATTTTTTTCAGTGCAACCATTGTATCCCAATAGTCGTTTTCTTGGTCAAAATTATCTTTTGGTGATGGTGGGTCAATATCCCAATCCGATTGATAATCAGCAGGGTTAGTTAACCCAATAAAAGAATAATATGAATTAGTTGCATTAGAAACTCCGGTAATAAAATTACCGGCATTTAATATTCTAATTTGATCAGTTATAATAGCTGCCATTTTACAGACTTTTTTTTATTTATTTATTAGGGATTAAACAGTGTAATTTTTAAATTTCAAGAAGTTTGATCTTGTAACCATAGTTGAAGTCGAAATACCAGATCCTTCAGTCAAACCAATACCACCTTGTGTGTATGCAGAATACGAGGTAGATTCAGATCTTCCAGAAATATCAATTCTTCCCCAACTATAATTTCCAAAGAAGTCTGAAGTTGTTATACCTGATGTAATGAATTGATCAACATCAACTGTAACTCTTCTAACATGGGTAGTGATACCCTGAACACTAGTAGAGATAGAGACTGCTGTTCTAACTGCATATACATTATCTGCGAAGGATGTTCCTACACCAACAATGTTACCTGCAGGATCGAATGCAGTAATTGATGTTGCTCCTGCACCAATATTAGAATTTTTGACTACAAAGATATCATTTGCATTAAGGGAGCTAATTGTAACTGCAGTTCCAACAACTTTAGTATCTCTCAAGAATGAGTCAATCGGAATGTGGATGTCAAAGATTAGTGATGTAGTGCCAACCCCAACATTTGTGGTTCCAAATCCAACAATAACACCACTGTCACCGGAGTATGAAACAACACTAACTTCCTCTTCGGTATAGGATGGTGGAGCAATCAATACGGAAGGAATACTAGTATTTGTATATCCAGTTCCAGAATTAGATAACGTAACTGATGTAACAACTCCTGCTGTAATAGATGCAGTTGCTAATGCAGTTGTTCCTAACCCAACAGATTGTGCTGTGCTTCCAATTGTTACTACAGGAGCAGTTATATATCCAGATCCACCATTAGAGATGGAGATAGAAGATATAGTTCCCAGTCCAGTAATTACGGCAGTTGCAGCTGCACTTACTTTGGAGTCTTGTGAAATAAATTTAACTTTATTTTGGAATGTTAAATCGGTATCATTTTCATTTTGAGAATTGAAAATTGGTCTTAAGTTATCAACATAAATTGCCGTAGATCCAACTCCTACAGATTTTGTAATATAAGCACTTGGATTAATAACTGGTTCATAAAGTTCTCTATCTTTTCCAACAGCAATTTGATCAATAAAAACATCTTCAGTTTGCTTGCACCAAATAACAGGTCTTTCTAAAGTAACATCTTTAGTATTTCCTGGTCCAGAATATGAATTTGATCCAACTAAATTCGTAGATTTAATTTCATTAACAACTCTTTCATCTTCATCTAGTGATGATGCTTGTCCAATAGATGCATCGTGTTTAATTTGAAGAGTATCACCTTTTTTAACAGTCTCAATTACATTTCTAAAGATTACATCAGAATCACCTGATCCTTTATAGAATATAATGCTTATTATATCATCAACTTTGGGTGCTTCAGTAAATGTTACAATACTTCCACCATTGAAAGTATATCCTTTGCCGGGAACTTGAAGTATATTATTCACAAATATTAGAAGAACATCCTCAACATTAATTTTAGAACCCTTTCCAGAAACAATAGAAACTGTATTTCCATTTAAAGAAAGTGGAAAATCTTTCCTGCTTCCGTCAATAAATTTTTCAACACTATCAAATACCTGAAGTTGACCAATAGTCCAACCAGTAAATTCATCACTAAAAATTTCATCAATTGTTATTTGGAACTCTGAGAAAGATGAGGTTGTTGGTATTCCTGTAGATCCACCGACCGGAACGGTTAAAATTTCACCATTCCCAAATCCATATCCAGTATTTTTAAATACAAAATCAATAACACTAGATCCTTGACCAACAACAATATCAACTACAGCACTAGTTCCAACTCCAACAACACTTGATGCTGAGTATTGTAGATTTATATCTGAATAACTTAATGGGTCGTCAAATACAACAAACGGTTGATTTGTTGAGGTATATCCAGATCCAGGATTTGTGATCGCAACACTTACAATATTACCACCACTAATGGCAGCAGTTCCAATAAACTCAATATTTCCTGTTCCTGTGCTAGACGTTCCAACACCGACATTTACAACAGTTTGAATCCCAGATCTATATCCAGAACCACTATTTCCAATACTAATAGAAGAGATAGTGCCAAGTCCAGAAACTGTTGCAGTTCCACCAGCAGATATTAGTGGTTGATATCCAAATCCCTCTGTTGATCCTACAGAAACAATAATTCCACCTTTAGGGAAACTGGAAATACCAACATCTGGACCAAGTGGGGACGTATCAGTTCCTTGGAAAGAAATTGTTGAGATTCCAGAAGATTCATTGATTACATATGAATCAGATAATCCAGGTGTTTGGAATACACTATTAACTAATATAACTCCATTTTCTGTAGAAATGCCAGTTACGTCAGATCCATTTTGATATAATCTAAATTCATTTTCCGTGGCATTAAATTCATTAGATATATCGTCAAAAATATAATTTTTGTGATATGCTTCATCTAAGGTATTTGTAATACCAGATCTCATAAAGCTTCTTCCTTGGAAACTAGAACCAGTTGATATTCCAGTCCAGTCTCTTTCATCTGGTGGATTTGTTGTGGAACCGATAGGAACATTACCAAAAGGTGCTTCAGTAAAATTAAGTTGATTATCAACAATATTATAGTTTCCTACAATTTTAGTAACAAGAGTTCCTGTTCCATATCCAGACAATACAGTTCCTAACCAAGGTCTACGGACTCTAATCGTATTTGTACTACCAATTCCTACACCCTCAATCTTCATTATTTCGGATCCAATTTGTATTAAATCTGATCCAAAGAATGATGTTATTCCACTAAATTTTATTATATTGTCAACAACTCTAACTTGGTCTGAAAGAGTAGTTGTTACTGCTGTAGATACAATAGGAGACTGAATAAGATTATCAAGAGCAACGATTACTTTTGCATTTTGATTTGTTGAAATAAATCTATGAGATGTTCCTATGCCAACACTTTCAAGATTAACGACCTCAGGAATTGACTTAAGTGCATTTTCTGCACTGATAGCAATTTTAATATTATTGTCATCAACCTTAACAGCAAATAGATTTTCTCCAGGTAGGAAAGTTGTATTAGCAACACCAACAAAAGTCGTGGTTGCAATACCAACAGCAGATGAAGCTGTGCCGACATGAACATATCTAAGTTTTTCTCCACTTACAAAGAAGTGATTTGGAACTTTAATTGCATTAGTCGTTACGTTAACAATATCACTACTATTACCAAGGAAGTATTTTTCAAAAATTGGTTCATTCTCATGACTCAATTCAAACTCCCTCTTAATGTCAGATTCTGTTCCAAAGTATTCCGCAAGACCATCATTTATAGATGCATTTGTAAATTGTATGGAAGATGGAAGTTCGATATTTTCATCTACAGAAAGTGCATTCATATAAATGTTGACAACTGCATCAATACTTGGATTTGGAGTAAACACAAGAGAGACAGTTCCTGCTGCAGAAACTCTTGATCCAAATGTTCCTAGACCTGCGGCAGTTTCAATATTTGCATACTCTGTCATATAGACTTCACGATCACTAGATGCATCAACATAATCATCAACCAAAACAATTTCAGATAATTGAGTTGATGTATTTGTAGTATCAGTAACTTGTGCTATAAAATATGCACCATCATAAGTATCCAAATACTCTGCAACAGTAGTAATTCCAGGAGATCCTGATGCAGAAATACTTGTAGTTCTTCCCTCTAACTTAGATCTCTTAAGTTCAATCGTTCCTATTCCAGTAACAGTATCGGTAGAGAGTCCAACTGTGACTGTATTAATAGAACCTGTTGTTCCAATACCTGTAGCTGTTGGAATAAAATCAACTTTTAATGATGATCCATTAATATATGCATGATAGGTTCCAATACCGGATGTCATAAATTCACCAAGATTGGTAGACAACCTACCATATTCAAGCATTTCTACATTTGTTCCATCATGAGTTATGTTTAATTCAATTGCTTCAAATTCATTTCCAGAGATATCTGGATTGATATTTACTAAAACTTTTGCAGAAGTGTATGTATTAGCTATTGAAACAATAGTTTTAGTGGTATTTGTAGGAATCTCAACACTATCAGTATCAATTAATACTACACCACCAAGACTTGTGCTTCCTGTTCCAGCAACAGCATCGCCAATGTTATATCCAAGAGTAACAATATCATAATCATTAATTGAAGATCTTGTTGGATAGAATAATAATTGCGAATCAGATCCACTAGCAACGAAGTCAAAAGATCCTTGATCATACTGTGTTTCAACCCTGGCGTATTGATTGATATATCCTCTAGATCCATCATGCAATAAATCAACAAGCATTAATTGTCTTTGTGCGACAAATCTCTTATCTCTTACATATGTTACATATTTTTGAAGTCTAGATGTCGAAAGAGATGTAGATGCTGCAAGGCTAAAATTAGTCGGTCTTGGATTACTATTAAATTGTCCACTTATATCATCAATTGAAAGAACTCGGTTTCCAACAGACTCAAAGAAATCAGTCAAAACCCTGTTTGAAAATATAATTTCGTCAGATATAGTTTTTGAATTTTGATTTAAGTTGTTTTCTGCAACTAAATCAAAATCATACACACAATTAATACTTGCAAATCCATCAAGGTGATTAACGGCACTAAAGTAAGATGTATCTGTAGTTAATCCAACAGACATGTTGGCATCACTTGTTGATTCAAGTTGATAGTCAGAAAACTTTTTAAACCCTAAAGTGTGATTTAAACTAGAAACAGAATCATTCCAAGTGTCATAAGGAACTTTAGATTTAAGTGAATATGAAAAATTTTGATAATAAAAACTATCTTGAATTTTTTGAAGATCTTTATTCAAAAATCCAACATCATTTTGCCAACCATCTGTAGATTTCGAGAAAGAATTTAAATCTGCATAAGTTTCAAATGATTTAATAGATGATGCAATTCCTTGAGTTTCTGAACTTTTTCCTTTTACAATTTCTCCAACTACAAAATTTTCATCAGAAGAGACTTTTAATGTTGTAGTTTTTACATCCCAACTATCAACAATTCCAGATGCAGAATCTGAAGTTACAACTTCTCCTTTAATATATGTTTTTGTAGTCAGTTTAGTTTCAAAGATTGGAAAATGTTTTTGTGCAAGCATTTTTCCAGAAGAATTTATAATGTCATAATTTCCTGGAATTTCACTTCCTGTAAGAAAATCTGATACGTTAAACGAAACATTACCAATTCCACCAAGATTTTCAGTAGTTGCAGTTACTGGGAACAATTGATAATCATAGGCAGAGGAGTTATATCCTATTCCAGTTGATCCAACACCAACACTTGTATTTTCAATTAAGATTTTATCCCCAACAACAAATGGGAAAGCATTTATTGTGCTAAATCCTACTGATAGAGTTGCCGTGGCAATTCCAGTTGATGATGTATAAGTTATTGAATTAATGCCAACACCAGCTCCACTTTGAGTTGGAATAATTGTTGGTGTAACATTAGACATTCCACCAGTATTTTCAAGAATTTCTATATTTGATTTTCCAGGTGTTACTTTAAAATCTACTTTAGGAATTACTTTTTTAGTCCTTCCATCAACAACTACTAATTTTGGTGATACTATAAATCCTCTACCAAATGAAGTAATTCCAATAGATTCAAATGATGCAAGAGAATCAATTTTAATTACCTGAGGTAGAAGAACTCTAGGATTAAGAGTTTTGTCTGATGGATATTTAAATCCAATATCATTAATATTGATAGATTTTATAGATCCAACATCAGATCCAAAAATTTCAAAAATAGCACCGTTACCCGAAACACTTGTGACTGTGGTAACTCCAGGCAAAGAATAGTAATTTGAACCAGAATTTATTATATCTACTTTAGAAATTGTTCCATAAGTATGAGTACAATCAGTTTCATATGAAATATCGGCCGATGTTCCATAGGATAATTTTTCTGGAACGTTCACTACAGAATATGTAAATGCTGAAGTTGTTGCAAGTCTTATAGTATGTTTTCCATTATAAAGACTTTCTTTTGTTTTTATTTCACTTCCAGAAACAACTTCACTGTCAGTAGAAATTCTTTCTTTAACTTCTGGAATAGAACTTTCTTCTAGAACATTTAGTTTATAATATAATATCTGTGGGATATTTTCATTAACAGTTAACGTAGCCTTTGCTCCAACAGTGCCAACTTTCCCATCTTTTAAAAATTCAAAGATAGTGCTATCACTAGACTTATTCCAAAGTTTAGTAAAGTTTTTATCTGTATAAAGATTGAAATCAAATGCTGAGTATAACGTTCCCTGTTTACTGTAAGAAAGTGAGGAATCTGAAAGATCGAATGTTACTACAGAATCTTTGTATAAACTTATTGGTGGGTTGATTGGACTAATTGTTCCAAGAGAAGCACTGGTTATACCTACAACACTTGGTTTT